GGAGCACCTCGCGCGCCGCCTCCGCGGTGATCTTGCCCTCCTGCACGGCCTGCGCGAGATCGGGATGCGCGCTGAACGGGTCGGCCCCGTTCGGGTCGCGGCCCATCGCCACGCGGTACTGCTGGGTGAGGTGCGCCAGCATGGGCTCGGCGGCGGCCCAGTTGCCGGACTTGATCGCGCGCGCGAAGTCGAACAGCGCGACAAGCTCCTGATCGTTCGCGCCGCTGTCGACGATCATGCGCTGGAAGCCCTCGACGGCCTGGCGCATCTCGCCTACCTGCGCCTCGGCCTGCTCGATTCGCGTGTCGCGCTCGCGCACCATGCCCACCAGCGAGCGGAATCGCTCCTGCGCGCCCTCGGACAGCCCCTCTGGCTCCTTGAAGGCGTCCTCGGTCGGCTTGGCGAGATCGGCGGGCTTCGTCTCGGCGGGTTTCGCCGGGTCGGCGGGCTTGGTGGGGTCCGGTTGCGCGCCGTCTTTCGGCAGGAACCGGCCATCCGGCCCGCGCGGGCGGTCGTCGGTGGGCTCGGCGGGCGCTGACGGTTCGTCGTCTTTCAGCGCCGCGCCGATCGCGTCGAGCATGGATTGCTCGGGCGCGGCGGCTTCGGGGGCGCTTCCTTCGGCGATAGGCTGCTCGACCGGCGCGGCTGCGTCGGGGGCGGCTTGCGGATCGACTTCATCGGCCATTGGCTACCTCGGTGGGTTGGAACTGACGCGGGGCCGAAGCCCCGCGCTCATCAGGCGCCGGTGACGGCCAGCCAGCCGCTCGCGTCGGTGCCCGAGCCCTTGATGTAGAGCGTCGTCGCCGCGCCGCCGCCGATGGCGAGGAACAGCGTGCCCGGAGCGGCTGCGACCAGCGAGGCCGGCGTGCCCGTGCCGATCATGACCCGCGAGTGCGCCTCGGTGGCCGCCGCCAGGTCCGCCTCGAACGTCGCGGTCCCGGTCACGCAGGTCGCCCGCACGAGGCAGCGCTTGAGCAGCACTTCGTTCTTCGTGAGCGACTGCGCCTGCGTGCCGAACGCCCAGGGTTTCCACGTCGCGCCCCCGTCGTAGCTGATCTCCAGCTTCGCCGTGCTCGACGCGGGGGTGATGATGCGAATGGTCTCGCCGGCCTCGATCGGATACGTCTCGGGCGAGCGGACCGTGGCGTCGAGGGCAATGGTGTACTTGGTACCGGACATGATTCAGGCTCCTACGGGAAGTTCAGCGGGCAAGCCCGCAGGGGGTTGAACCGCCATCTCGGGCGGCATCTGGTCGGGCATGGCGCCCGGAATCTGTGGCATCTGCGGCTGCAACGGCGGCAGCGGCGGGAAGAACTTGCCGATGTCGATGCGCTCGTCGAAGCGCTTCAACGTCTCGCGCAGCAGCTCGATCACGCCCTCGGCCTGGTCGTTCAGTCCGGCCTGCCGGAACTGGATCACCTGCTGCATGAAGCTCATCAACTGCGGCGCGAGCTGCACCCACTGCTCGCGCTCCTGCATGCGGTTCGGCTTGCCGGTCGAGCCGGCGCGAATCTCGACCTTGACCAGATCGAAGATGTCGTCCTTCGGCAGCGTCGGCCACACGTAGCCCGGGCCGGCGATGCGCTCGACCATCGGCTCGGCGAGCTCCTGCAGCAGAATCTGCGCCGCGTACTCGGCCATCTCGGTTAGGTAGCCCTCCAGCGTGTCCTGCCGGTAGCTGGTGCGGGACTGCATGCCCTGCGCCTGGATCTCCGCTTCGGTGGCGGTCTTCGCCTTCTGGATGCTGGCCCGTGAGGCGTCCGAGGCGCCCGAGGTCTGCTCGAGGTCGCGCAGGATCGGCGTCGTGTCGTAGCTCACCGGGTCGATCGGCACGGCCGGGAACGGCACGATCTCTCCCGCCAGCGGCGCCTGACTGCCGTTCGTGGTCACGCCCACCGCCTGACGGCCGCGCCGGTTCACGATCGCGTCCACGTCCTCGTCGGTGAGCGCGCCACCCTTGCGGAACGCGAACCCGGGGCGATTCTCGCGCCGCGCCTGCGCAAGCTGCGTGCGCATCGAGTTGTACTCGTCCTGCAACCCGGCCCACTGCTCGACGTCGGCCACCGGGTAGAACTGCCCATCCACCTCGTTCCAGAAGATCGCAAAGAGCGGGTAGAACCTACGGCCGTTGCGCTCCAGCCGGTACGGATCACGCGCCCACTCTTTCGCCCCGAACTCGACCGTGTAGATCGTCTGCGCGCGCCGGTCCCAAATCTCGAACACCATCACGAATTGCTGCCGATCGCGCTTCGACTGGCCCTGCTTGCCGGCCAGCGCGTCGCGCTTGTCCGCGTACTTCGCGCCCACCGGCTTTTTCCCGAAGCGGTCCTCGAAGTCCGAGCAGGTCATGACGATCCGGTGCGCGATCGCCCGGGCCTGCGGGTACTCGCTGAAGGTGGTCAGCGATTCGTCCAGGATGAGGATGTCCGCGTCCGACACGAAGTCGATCACCAGCCCCTCTTCCAACAGCACTTCGACCTGTTGCTCGAGCGCCGCGAGTTGGTCGCGCAGCTCGGCCTCTTTCGCCTCGCGGTCGGTCGCGTCCGGCGCCTGCACTTGATCGGTGAGCGACTGAATGCGCGCCAGGTTGTCCTGCGTGTCGGCGATGCGGTTCATGATGACCGGATCACGCGCATAGTCCCGCTGGTAGCTGACCTTCAGCCACGCGACGCCCGCAGTCATCGCCGAGGGAATCGCGCGCGTGATGCGGCGCTTCAACTTGCCGTCACGCACGAACAGCCGGTTCAGCACGATTTCCATCGTCGCGCAGAACGTGTCGAGCGCCTCATAGGACGAATCGACGACCTGTTCTTCCGGCGCTACGTCGATCTCGGGGTCTTTCGCGTAGTACAGCGGCACCAGCGTCTGCATGATCCCGAGGATCAGGTTCGCCCGCACTTCCTCCGGGTCGCGCACCGCCTCGTCGTCCATGTGCTGGACGCCGCGGACGTACTTTTCCAGTTCCGCAATGCGCTGGCGCCGCGGCTTGTTGTCCTCGATCGCCGACTCGATCGCCGCCTGGTACCGGCGAATGAGCGCCGCGTCGCGCGGATCGGTCTCAGTCTTGGCCTGGTCGTCGGTCATTTGTCGGCGAGGATTCGTTCGAGCTTGACCCGCTGCTCACCGGACAGGCCGGCGGACTGGCTCGGCCGCGCGTCCAGGTCGCGATCCACCTCCGAGTCGAGCGACGCGAGCGCGAGCTTGCCGCGCTGAATCGTCGTCATGATCCCGTCGTGCGCGAGGGAATCGGCAGCGAGCGCGGAGAGCGCCGCGGGCACGATGATCGGCTGGCCATCGAACAGGCAGCCCTCGACCGAATAGACTCGGAACCGGCGGATGTCGCCGCGCTCGTCGCGCAGATCGTCATAGCCCTCGAACCGCGCGCGCGGCGTGTTCATGGCGATCAGTTCGCCCAGGTCGAGCGAACGGCGCGTCTCGCGCAGGCTGGCGATGAGCTTCATCGGGGGATGTGTACAACCCCCTGATTGGCTTAATCCACAGTCAGCGGGCCTCGGTCCAGCCAAATGGACGCTCGATAGTCACCGCACCGCGGCGCTTGAGCGAAATACCGACGGTCCAAATCTCTTGGCCCTGCGCAGTCTCAACCTCCAGAGAGCCGTTGCCGCAGTCGTCAAGCGTCCCCCATACGTAGACCACTGCGTCAGGCGCCTGTTCGGCAATTCGCTGCAATGCTGAGACGAGCTCACCGATCGGAACAGGCTTCGCATTCATGATTGCGCCTCCATCAACGCGGGTCCAACGGCTCCGGGGCTGCGTCGATCGCCTTCCGTAGCCCGTCAAGCGTCAGGTCGCGCACAGGCTGCCGCAGCGTCACCTGATACAGAAAATCGCTCCCGACGAGCCGCTTCGGCGTCCCGGCCGCCAGAATCCGATGCAGCTTCATGAGCCGCTTGGCGTCGATCACGTCGTCGTCCGTCATCCCGTCCTCCTACGCCTTGTCTTTCCTCTCGGCCTCGTCGCGCGCCGCCTTCGTCTCGCGCTTCAGCGCAGCCAACTCCCGTTCCAGCGCGTCCAGCTTGGAAAGGAAGTCCCGCTCGAACAGGTCTATCGCAGAATTGACGCGCGAGTATGTTTCCTCCCGAATCCGCTTGGTCTCCGCGTCTCGGCGCCGCGCCTCGGTTACGTCCTTCATCCACCACCGATTCACCCGACCGGCGATGTCTCCGACGGCCGAGTACCACCGTCGCGGCTGCCAAGCGTTTCCTCGCGGGCCGCATTGCCCGCCCACCTCTCTCATCACCCATGTCGGATGGTCCGCTCCGCTGCCGTCCTCAAACGGCCCGCGCGCCCAGCGGCACATGCCCCCTCGGGCGTGGAAATGGCAGTCCTCGCAGCGTCTCTCGCTCATCTCGTTCTCCTTGATTTCACGCCTTGTACCTGCTCCTCGGCCGCTCCACAGGTGCATCGAGCACCCGGGCCGGCACGACCCCGAGCGCAGGCGGCGCCGACCGTTCCTTCGGCCGCACCGGCGCCAGCCCACGCCCGAACTTCTGCATCCCCCGGGCGGCCAGCGACAGCACGTCCACGCCATCGTCGAACGCGCCCGCCGGGAACGCAAGCAGCTGGTCGATCAACGCCGGCACCCACGGTTTGCCCTCCGGCACCGACAGCCAGCCCATTGCGACCAGCGCCTGCAGCGACCGGGCGCGTGTCGGCTTGTCGTTGATCGACGCGAGCCACTCGAGCCAACAGGGCACGCCGCGCTGCTGCATCCGCTTGAGCAAGAACGGCTCCACGGCCCGCCGGATCACGCCCGACTCGCCGAACCAGACCGCCGGGCGCCACTTGTCGATCAGGTCGATCTGGCGCTCGATCCACACGTCGGACTGCGCCTGCTCGCGCCACCAGTCGAGCAAATACCAGCGGGATTCGTGATCGACGCCGATCACGCCATGCTCGGTATAGTCGCCGCCGTCCTCGGTCACCGCGTAGTCGGATGCCCCGATCACGACCATGCCGCGCGGCGCGATGCCGTAACGGGCGATCTTCGTCGTCTCGAAGTAGCCGCCGGAGTCGGGCGCAGGGCGCTGCTGGTAGAGGGACGACCAGGTGCGAGGATTGGAGCGGAAGTTCTGCCAGTGCCGCTCGTCGAACCACTCCGGCCAGAGCATTTCGCCGGGCGCGCGCCCCAGCGGATCGTCGGCACGTTCGGCCTGCGCCGGCAGGCACAGCACTTCCCACGTCTGTCCGTCGCGGCACTCGATCATGCCCGACCGGCCGTCGTACTTCTCGGGGAGAATACCGCCGGCAAGGTCCGCCTCGTGCCAGCGGGTGTTGTGACTTACCAATCCGTTCGCGATGAAGTTCTCGGTGCCGGCGACCTCGATGTCGAATACGTTTTCACGACCGCACGGCTCGATCTCGACGATCGCGTCAGGAATGAATTCGCAGGTATGCCGCAGCGGCCTCAAGAACCTCGGCGGTCTTTCCGCGTCCGATCGCGAGGTTGCAGTCGTTGCAGAGCAGCCCACGAACCTTGTTCGAATCGTGGCAGTGATCGACGCACAAGATGTCGTTCCAGTGCTGCGGGTTTCCAGATTGCTCCGGAGCGCGCTGACAAATAGCGCAGACGCCGCCTTGGCTCGCGAGAATCTTCCGGTAGTCATCGAACGTGATCCCGTATCGATGCTTGAGCTTTGCGCTGATGCGCGAAGGCGAATCCTTTCGAGAAGATGGAGGACGATGCCCAATGGCCCAAAGGTGTTTGTTGTAGTGCGAATTGCAGAACCCTCTTGACCTTGCCGGCAGGTCGCATCCTTCCGCGGAGCAGGTAACGCCTCGCCATTTTCCCCAATGCTTGCCCGAAGGATTTGATCCCCGATCTTCAGGTTTTTCAGTCTTACCCATTCACGCTTTCCCTCGCGATCGATGAGAAACGGGTGCCTCTCATTTGCGCGAACGATTGTGCCAGAACTCGTCTTGATTCTGAACACGGAATCAGGCCCTTGATTGGCCCAATTTTTCACGGTAGCGACGATGAGGCGACCATCTGAGTAGCTCGCGATCTCGTCGCCCGGCCTGACGTCGCGAAGCTGCCTCTCCGTGCCGTCGGACATCAGAACGGGCGTGTCGCCCGTCATGCACTGCACCAGCACCACCCATCCGCCCGGGATCAGGCGCGTCATCAGGTCGTCGTCGAATGCCTCGCGGGTTTTCTTGCGGATCACCTCCGAGTCGGCGTCCTCGCGGCCCTTCACCGGGTCGTCGATCAGCAGGCCGTTGGCGCGGTTGCCCGTGATGCCCGACAGAATGCCGCCCGCCAGGTACTCGCTGCCGTTGGTCAGCGCCCATTCGTCGGCCGCGGACGTGTCGGCAGCGATGCCCGCGCCGAAGATCGCCGAGTACCCGGACTGACGACAGATTTGCCGAGCTCGCCGGCCATGACGCCGCGCCAGGTCAGACCCATAGGACGCGAGGATGATCCGGTAGCCCGGGTGCTTGCCCATCAGGTACGTCGGCGCGACCACGCTCGTGTAGGTCGATTTAGCGCTGCCCGGCGGCATGAACACCATCAGCCTGCCGTGCCTGCGCGCTGCGGTGCGCTCGATCGCCTCGAGCAGAAGCCGATGGTGCGCGGTCACGCTGGTCTCGATCGGCTGGAACAGCCATTCGTCGGGCTCGTCGCTGGCCGGCTTGCCCGGCACTTCGATCGCGTTGGCGTAGGCGACGAGGGATGCGCGGGCACGGCGGCGGCGCAGCAGCTCACGGGCCGCTGCTTGTGGCGATATTGAGGAGGTGCTCATCTGTCGCGGCGTGGACTGACTGCACGCCGACCGGGCCGCCGTTTGGTGCAGACAGGCCGGTATTCCCCGTTGTGGCGCCGAGAGCCAGCCGACCGACCTTCTGCGCCACGTCGATTGCGCCGGCCAGCGCGCGCAGGTCAGAAGGCGCCTCGGCGGTCAGCATCATGGCCTCGGCCTTTTCACGCAACGCCTTGGCGATCCGCAAGTCGGCCTCGTTGAACTTCGTGAGCTCGTCAATGCGCGATTCGACCAGCGCGTCCGAAGCGGTCTTGCTGACAGTTGCTGACAGTTGCTGACGTTCTGCGTCCCATCCTTCGCGCTCGGCCCGTTTCATGAGCCCGGCCGCGTTGATGCCGTGCTTCTTGGCGAGCGCGCGCATGGTCTCCGTACCATGAACGTACTCGAGCCTGATTGCAGGCCAGTTCGTCACAGCGTCACCCGTGCCCGGTAGCAGTTGACGACATGGCGCTTGCGGCCGGAGCCGTCGATCGGGTACTCGACGGACTTGCGGTATGCGACGATGATCTGCCGGTCGCGGCGCATCTGGGTGAGCAGCACCCAGACGAGTTCGATCGGGACGCCGGTGCGCTCGGCCAGTTCGCGCGCCGACAGGCTGCGCCGGCCGAGCCACCAGAGCAGCAGTTCCCGGCGGGGCGCGGGCCGCGTGCAGACGCGCGGCGCGTCGGTGCGCTCGCGGTCGGCGAGGATGGCGGCGATGCCGTTCATTGCAGGCTCGCGTACCACCCGGTGACGCAATCCATCAACCGCTCGCCTGCCGCCTCGGCCGTGTCGAACGGCCCGCCCGCGGTGACGATTCCGTCCGGTCGTTCCCAGCCGAACGCCCAGCCGCACTCGGTCTCGCGTATCAGCCCTCTGCCGCAGTCTCGGCCGTCGAGCTCGACGTGGAAGGGTTCGTCGGTCATGGTGCCGTTCCATGTGAAACGCTAACCCGGACCATGCCGCCCACCTCGTCGGCCACCCGGATCGTCAGGTCGAACCGGCTGTCGTTGACTCCGAGAGCGTCAGCCAGACCGTCCAGGCCCGACTTGATCGATGCGAGCATGTTGTCGCGGTCACGGTGCCGGCGATCCGGCGGAACGAACTCGACGGTGACGTGTAGCCGGCCGTCCGGCAGCGACAGTACGCCGGCCTGCCTGGCGAGCGTCGCGCAGGCGTGCCGGTAGGACTTTGCCGCTCGGCTCTTGGCAGCCCAATGCGGCCGGCTGTTCGGCGATAGCTCGGCCGGCGGCCACGGCAGGGTTACGCGCACTTCGCCCACCCCGCGCCGCCGCAGCGGTTTCGCCACACCACCGACGCCGCTCGAGGCCCGATATCTCGCACCGGCTCGGACGGGTGCAGGCAGCAGAGGACGGGACCGAGCTGCTTGGCGTGGCGGCAGGTGGCGCAGGTCATGCCGACCTCTGATCCCAGTCGCCGAACCGGCGTACCCGCTTCTGGCTCGTCGGACAGTGCTGTTTGCTGGCAGCGTCGAACCACAGCCACAGCTCGCGATGCTGTACGTCGCCGTTGCGCTGCTTGTTCAGTTCGATCTTGGAATCCGGCCCGGTGTCACCCTCAGCGACCGGCTGCGACCAGACGGAAAAATGGTTGTCGGCCAGCGCGGTTATCTTTCCCGAGCCGGATACGTCCTGCTTCCCCGGTGCCTGGCGCTCGTTGTCGGCCTTGCGCGGGTGCGCGACCAGATGGACATGCACCTTGAACCGCTTGGCAAACGCGGCCAGCTTGTTCATGAACAGCCGCTGCGCCTCGAGCGAGCCTTTCCCGTCCTCCGGCACGTCCTCGACCATCATTAGCGAATCAATGACGACGTGCGTAACACCGTGCCGGCGCACAGCGTAGGAGAAAACCTCGATCATCCGTTCCGACTGTGCTTGTCCGACGACATCGAACAGCCACAACGATTTGCCGATCCACCCCATCACATGCCGCAGGTACGGGATCGGCGGATCGGACGTTCCGCACGCCTGACGAGCCAACCTCGACAGCAACTTCCTGGCCGGCGTCTCACCAGAGAAGATGCAGAACTTCTCGCCCTGCTCGATCAATCCAAGCTGCACCAGGCCGAGCAGCGTCGTCTTTCCGTGCCCGTTGTGCCCCGTCCAGACCGTGATTTCCGAGTCACGGAACTGGAACCACCCATGATCCACGCCGATCCGCAAAGCCGGCGCAGGCGTCGCGCCAGACGGCGGGTAGAACTCGGCGATAACGTCGTCTGTGTACCGATCCGCCGACACCAGCTCGTCCGGTTCGATGTACTCGCCGTCCTCGATCGCCGCGCGGAATAGCTCCGTGGTGAAACCGGCCTGCAACGCCTCGTTCGCGTCCTTGTGGCCGGGAAACTCGACCAGCCGGCACCGTTCGACGCCGAGCCTCGACGCAATCTCTCGCGCCCCTTTGCGGCCCGCGTCGTCAGCGTCGAAGCACACCCAAATGTCCGAGAACCGCTGTAGCCGCTCCCAATCCGAGTCGATCCACTGGTGATTTCCGGCACCCTGATTCACCGACAACGCAGGGATCCCGGCCTGGTGCAGCGTCATGGCGTCGATCTCGCCCTCAGTGATCGCCACCGCCCTGCACTTCGCGTCGATCAGGTGCCACCCGAAAAGACACGGCTCGGCGTCCTTCTCCTGCCACATGCGGCGCTTATCCGTGATCGAGCGCCGCTTGACGTTGACCAGCTCGCCGTCGCGCAGGTACGGAAGCAGCAGCACGTCCCCCTCGGCGGCGACCTTGAACTCGGCGACCGCCTGCTCGGTGATCCCTCGTCCGACCAGCCACGCCAGCGCATCGCCCTGTGCCCGCTTTGCCTTCGGATGCTCCGGCCGTCGATAGAGCTTCGGCGCGGACACGAACTTCACGTCGTCGCGGACGCCGGCCCACTGCTTGGCCTCGCGCATCGCGTCGGCAATCCCGCACCGCCGAACCGCGCACCACAGGTCGAGCAGGTCTCCTCCTTCGTCGCCCGCGAAGTCCCGCCACAGGCCCGCCTTGTCGCCCTTGATCCGCACCGACAGCGACTTGCCTGGCTCGCCGTCCGAGCTGCCGACTCGCCACTCGGCCCCATGCCGCTTGCCGGCCGGCAGCAGGTACGCCGCAACCGACTCGGCCCGAGCCGCCAGCACCTGGGAAAGCTGTTTCGCGTTCACGCCGCAATCCCCTGGCTCTTGCCGTCACGCAACGCCAATTCCTCCGACCCGTACCCGAGCCGCAGCCACCAGTCCCGAGGCTGATCGGCGCCCTCCCCGTCGCGCCACCGCTCTTGGTTGAGGTACGTCAGCGGCGCAGGTTCGTAACCGTCGCGCCATTGCCGCGACTCCCGCATCGCCTCGACATGCGCCACGATCGCCACGGCCTGCACCTCGAGTCCGCGACTTCGCCATCGCTTCGCACAGGCAGCCTTCGCCACCTTGCGGTCCGACTTCGGCCATGCGGACCAGAACCGCGCAAAACCGGCCGGCACGTCGGCGCGAGCCGACGAAGTGTTTTTATCCTGTTCCTGTTCCTGTTCCTGTTTCTGGTTAAGGAAGGGTTCGCTAACGGTTGGCGAAGGGTTCGGATTTTCCGGCGGTTCAATTCCGATCAATCGGCCGGAAACCCGCATGAACTCTAGCTTCCAGCCACACTCGTCGGGAATCGTGCCGGCCAACTTCACGCACGATTTGCGCTGATTCGGGTTGTCGGGCGGATTCCAGTCGAGATGCTTCCGAATCCATACCCATTTCGTGGTTTCGCAACGGTTAGCGAAACCGTTAGCGAACAGTTCCGCGAACCCTTTGCTAACCCTTTCCGGCGACCACTGAAGATCCTCGCAGACGTACCCATCCGGCAGTCGAAATGCGCCGATGATCGTGGTGTGGGGGCTGGTCATCAGGTACAGCGCCAGCATCCGTCCGTCATCGGAAAGGCCGCGAATCGTGGCGCTCGACCAGAACGACGCATAGACTTTTCCGTAATCGCGCATCACTCGGCCCACAGACGGAACTTGTTGAACATCCAGGTTACGAACACCGGCGGCGTCAATCCTCGGCAGTACAGCCACATGACCAGACGCTTGATATGCCGGCGCATCACACCCCCGCCGCCCTGCTGATCGCCCGCATAGCCGCCTCATACTCGGCCTGCGTAGCAAGCGGGAAGTCGCGCACAAAATCTCTTTTCAAAGATTCATACAAGCGATAGTCGCTGTCGTTCCGGCGGGCCGCGCCCATCTGGCGCACCAGAGCCATGAAGCGGGCCATTGGGTCGGGAGCGTTCATCGCGCCCGCCTGTACTGCGCCGCCAGAGGAAACCGCGCCTCCAGCATTTCCGCCTCGCCCGTGGCGACCAGGTGCGCCATTGCCCGGCCCACTGTCGATTGACCGACACCGGCAAGCCGCGCTAGCTCGGGACGACTGCGCCATGTCCGATCCAGGTGCTTCCGGATCGCTTCGGATCCCGTTCCTGCCGGCCGGCTGTTCGGCTTCTCGGCAGGCAGCGCCCCCGGAAGGTCGTCAACGCGGCCCATCTGCGCGACCGTCCAAGCGATGGCGTCAGCCATTGACGGCCTCAAACCGTTTCGGCTTCGGCCCGCGCACATGGTCGCGGTCAGCGGCCGGAGCAAGCTTGATCTGCCCTTCGTCAAGCATCCGCGCGAGCACCTTCGTTGCCGACCACGGACGCATACCGATTTGGGACTCAATCTCCGACTGCGTTGCCGGGCCGGCGCGCAGGAACGCAATGATCTGGTTAGCGCGCTCGGAGTATGGAACCCACGCTTTCATGCGGCGCTCCTGAGCATCCCGGCGCGCTCCATGCGAGCCGCGAGCGCGGTCATGGCTTTCTGCGCGTTGATGATGGCGGCCATGAGACTCAACGAATCAGGTGGTTGCCCGCTCGGCGGGCGCTTCCGGGGCGTAGATGTCGTCGAAGCTCAGGTCGACGCCCATTTCCTTGGCCGTCGCGATCAGTCGGCGCGCCACGTCGGGCGGCATCTGCTGGCGCCCGCACTCGTAGTGCGACACGTTCGACTGCGTGACTCCGATCGCCTCAGCGAACGCAGCCTGGGTC